GGATTTACTTTTATGTAAGCTATCCCAAACAAAACTATTTTTTTTAAATCTACTAAGCGATCAGTATGTTCATCAACAATTTTTGTTGCTGTGTCATGTACCTTTTTATCGTCATTTGGATTATCTGCCCAGCATATCATGTCATATTCTTCTGTGTTAATCTCACCAGAATCGTTCTCTAGTGCTAACAGTATTGACATTTCAAATCTTGGCATCACTCTTTCCCTGTTGACATTTCTCCGCCCAAACTAGCGTAACCTATTTTGTCTACCCAAGAGTCTTCATGGTCTATAGTTTCAACTAATCTACACGTCTTTGTCCAGTCCATCATCAACGTAATATGCCCTGGTGTCAAATGACCATGCGTTTTTATGGCTCCATCAACGATAACATTCCAACCAATTGCTATACGCTCATGGTTAATTTTTGCATCACCATATACCTCAGCTCGATCACCATTAACCAATTCTTTTGCTGAATCAATTAAATCATTTCTCTCCATAACCAATCTCCCTCACCATTTTATCAATATCATTTTTGTTCCAAAGATAACTCAACCAACAAGCCGCTTTGTATTTGTCCCAAGAAAAATCCATTGGGCTAACAGTAACACCATTTGACTTTAAATGTCGCACTTGCAAAGCAGACGGAGTTTGTGAAAGCCATCTTTTTGTTTTGTTAGCTGCACTACTATCTTCAATCTCTCGAAGAAAATCATCTGCTGCAGAAGTTGCTTGAACACGAGCGCCAATAGAAACAGCCCTTAATTTACCATGTTTAGACTTAACAATAGCTACAGAAGTATCATCTATCGTAGCAACTAAACCAAATCCTTGAAATCCTGTAGCCATCATACAAGATCCATTGCCAAAAATATCCAACCATCTAAACGGAGATAGTTGCATTAAATCGTATTCTGTTAATGAGAAGTCTGATAGTTCTGACTTTGCAACGCCCTCAAACCCATGACCACAATTAGGACATACTCTTGAGTTAGCTGGAATGATGAAATCACATTCTGGGCATTGTTTCTCAATCCCCATTCCTTCAACGTTTTCTGGAGCGCCGTCTAAGTTTACGTTCTCATCTAAAGCACCATGCGTTAAAATACTGGTGCCAAAATCTAAAACAATGCAATCTTTCTTAATTAATCCCGGATATATCTCTGGGTCAATGATACGCAATCCACGCCCAATCATCTGAACCATTGTAGATTTGTATGAGCATGGCCTAGTGAGAACAATGCACGAAACAGGTGGAGCGTCAAAACCTTCAGTTAAAACAGCTACGTTTATTACAACCTGGACATCACCAAACTCTAAACCTTGCAAAATATCTGCACGTTCATCAGAAGGCGTTTCTCCAGTTACGATTTCTGCATTAATATCATTTGCAACAAACTCATCAAGCAAAGCATTTGCGTGGCGAATAGTAGAGCAAAACACAACGGTTTTTCTATCTGAAGCCTTCTCTAACCACTCTTTGACCACACGCTCATTAATGATTGTACGGTTCATAATTGCTTCAACTTGCTCCATGTCAAAATCGTTAGCAAGCTTTCTAACTTCTCCCAATTGGCTCTGCACACCAACGTCAATAACGTAGGCAGTAGGCTTTACTAAAAAGCCCTCACGAATTAATGTAGTTAATTCAATCTGATGTGAGCAATTATTAAAGACACTCTTTAACCCTTTTCTATCTCCACGATTAGGAGTGGCTGTAAATCCTACTATTTCAGCGTTGTCATTGTCTTCTCGAATTGCATCAATAATCTTTTGATATGTCGGAGCGGCAGCATGGTGGCTTTCGTCTACAACAACCATATCAAACTTAGGTCTATTGCGTAAGTTTGCATCCCTGGACATTGTTTGAACCATAGAGAAAACAGCTTCTCCATCCCAATGTTTCATTGAGCCGTTCACAACGCTAGTCGTAATGTAGGGATTTACTTTATTAAACTTAACGCTGTTTTGCTCAACCAGTTCATCTCTATGCTGAAGAACTAAAACACGTTTTCCTTTTTTATGTCTCTTGCCAATTAAGGCAGACATCATGATAGTCTTTCCAGCCCCTGTAGGAGCAACAACAATTGTGTTGTTATGTTTATCGAGGGCTGTAGACGCATCTGACACAGCGACCTCTTGATAGGGTCTTAATAACATTTGATTTCCTTACGCTACTGGAAGTTGGGGGGTTAGCGGCTCACGGCCCCCCGATCCGTGTTTCTAGCAGACAACCAAGAGTCCTGCCGCTAGATTATTTATTTGCCCAACTAGGAATAGGACCACCTGATCCTGGTTGTGCTTGTGCCTGTGGCTGGTGCGTAGGTTGTTGCACCTGCGGTGTCGCGTAATTACCCGAAGGAATGAACTCTTTTTGGTTTGGTGTCAACGCTACCATGAGCTTGTTTTGATCATCATAACCATTTGTACCCTTCTTGATACCAACTTTAGCACAGATTTCCATACCAGTCAAAGCGTCCACGCCAGAGATCTGACGACGAGACTGTGCTTCTGGAGACATATCCACTGGGTCTAAGTTATTTGCGCTTTCAATAATTGATCGCAAAGTGCGTAAACCAATCTCTTTTGCTAGTGGAATACCACTTTCACCCATTTTGTCACCATCAACAAAAATTCTGTCCCAGAACTTACGACGGTCAAACTGACCCCCAATAATTGTAAACTCTAGTTCCATCCATTTTGCAGATGAAGTCTGTGATGCTTTAAACCACTGACCATTACCAAACTCTGGGATTGATGTTTCGCCCATCTTTACCAAGATCGTCGCCCTTGCTACTGTGCCAATCGGAATTAAAGTTCTTTCCATTTGACCTGTTTCTGGTTGTACTTCATTTAAGTTAATCATTTTTATTTACCTCTTCTTTAGGAGCTTGTGTTTTAGGATCGACAAAATTCAACGGTCTTTCAGACTGAGGTTTGCCGCTCCCCATTTTAGCGATTAGTTTACCTAAGTGTGGCTCTTCGAGCGCGTCAAGACGACCAGATCTATCCTTTGCTGGATACCCCCAATCATTCAAAGCATGACACACAAAAGCCCTGTATGGTCCGTTCTCGCCAGTTAAAATAGACATTGTGATTACTTCATCTACAATGCCTGGTAGTTCACGCCCTGTCTTAGAGCCTTCGATTTGTAGAGAATATTGCTTTCGATTATAATCATCTGTTGTTTCATCTAAGATACCAACAAAGATTACATTCTTTTCTCTAATGTGTTGAAGATGTGTTAGCCAAGCCATCATCTCACGACCATGCAGACCATAAGCAGATCTGGTATCTAACTTACCTGTTCGATCTGATCTACTTTCTGGTTGTTGTTGACACCATTGAAAACATAAACGTCCGGCAACTGTGATTGAGTCAATAAACAAAGTATCGTACTTGTTCATCATTTCTTCACGCTCACCATAAATAGACGATACATAATCAAAGTGTGATTTACCATAAGGCTGATCTTCTGCCAGTGACGGATTAGGACCACCCAAGAAGCACGCAAAATCTCTGCATTCCCCCCAGGTTCTTGGCCTAATCACATCAACAGGCCACCCCTCAATGGCTGCATCTCCAGCTTCAAGGTCAAAGAACAATGTACTATCATAGTCTAAAGTTCTAGCAAGAGTTGTTTTACCAACTCCGCTAGGACCACATACCACAATCTTATGACCTCGTTTTTCTGCCATACGTTGATCGGCAGTTATAATATTTAAACCCATTCTAGTCCTCCAATTCTACTTTGAAAGAACCAATCTCGGTGGTTCTACAAGTTTGCAATAGATCACGAACATCTGGAGTAGCCGCATTGTATTTGGTTTCCTCCACATGATAAGTAATTTTTGCGTAATGATTTGCATTCACTGGGGACATACTCGTGAAGACTTCTTTCAAAGCCTCCTGGTCCCAAGTAACTTTCTTAGTGACTTTTACTTTGAACTTCATGTTATCAACTAAAACGCTAGTTGTACCAAAGTCCTTTCCAAGTTCACTCAGTTTTTGACGTGCAATTGGTAAGTAAGATTCTGAAAGCTTTTCATCAATCTCTTTTACCTGAACCTTCAACAAACGGATTTGTTGAGACAGTTCGTCACGACGAGTAAACAATTCAATATTTGACATAATCGACCTCTCTTAGTTATTTTAATCTGCTAGAACGTTAAAATATGACCGATTAATTTATTATGTCAACTACTTTTTTTTAGATAAGTATATTTCTATGCCAAGACACGCTTTCATAAGCTTCTTTTTTAGTTTAAATTCAGGGGTTTCTACACCTTTGGCATCTTCAATAATTTCTTCCCAATCACCTTCTGGATTTTGTCTTTTGTATCTAAAGTCGGCTATGTAAGCACAGATCTTTTGACCATTCACCTCCAGATTAAACCTTACTTGCAGCTCTAAATCTTTTACAGTTTTGGCGCGTTCAAGGGATTTTAGGTACAAATATCGTTCTGATTCCCACTTAGAATCAAATTTAATATTATTGATAATAACTTTTTTATTACCATATTTGGGTCTTGACCCAAGCCTTCTGGGATTATATGTTGTTCTTGCTAACATTATTGGGAAGGAACCTCCATGCCAAACCCCGGAAAATATAAATCAGTAGGACTAAACCTTGAAGCTTATGGTAAGCTAGTATTCATAGCAGATCAAGAGGATCGCGCTATAGGGCGTCAATTGTCTCGCATGATAGACCAGGAATACAATAGAGTATCTGCAGCTACAGGACAGCAAATGACTAGAACTGAGACTGTAAGAACACCAGTCGGTAGCGGTTTAGGTGGCTATGCTGTAATTGAAGACTAAAGAAGATCGGCGCTTCCAAGCCCACCAAGTAAGCTCGAAGCTACTGCTGGGTTTTGCGCCGCTCTTTGTCTTATAGCGGATCTGGCTGCCTTGTCTGCATCAAAAATTAATGAACTATTTTGATTCGTAGGTATATTCGGAACAACTCCAGGAGTTACGTTTGGCACAGGTGTTGGCGTTCTTCTCTGTGAGACTTGTTTTGGTTGTAATGTGTTATTGATAAGAGCCTTTGCTTGATTAGCTGTACTTGTAGCAGCTTCATCTAATAACTGTGCGCTTGATTGAGCAATAGAACTACCCATTAATTGAGATATTATATCACCTGTAAGCCTTGCTCTTCCAGAAACACTATTTTCTCTTTTAACCATTGCTTTATATTGGTTTTCAAAATTTTTATAAAAAGCTTTTGAAGAAAATACCCTACCCATAATGGTAAATCTAGCTAAAGCACCTAAGTTTTGTAATGGACTTGCGGCAATATTTGCAGCTATCAAATCCCCACCTTCAGCAGATTTTGAATTAAATTTAAGAACTCTACCAAACTTTGCCATTTCTTCAGCCATCTCACCGCCGAAAATAGTTTCTAATTTTTTGTTATTAGAGGCATCTTCTATTCTATTTGCAAAAAGTTTAAATTGTTTTGGTTCTAATAAAAAATTATCTCCAAAATCTGATATTAAATCATCCATATATGCTTGTCTTATTTTGGCAAGAGTCTCTGCACCTTCTGCGGTTGATTCATCAAACAAATTTATAACCTTTGATATATCACTTGTTGAGGTATTTTTGTTTGCTATAAATCCTGCGGCTTCTGCTGGGTCTACATTACCATCTTGAAGTTTTCTAAATAATCTGTTTTTTTCAAAAACAGAAACTTCCTGGTGTTTATTTTTTAAAGCTTTTAAAAGATTAACACCATCATCTGTAGTACCAGTAAAACCAGCAGCTATTGCATCATTTACAACATCATCACTTAAATTTGATAGGGACAAGGAGTCTAATTGTTCTGCCAACCTCCTGACCTCTCCTACTTTAGAGCCAAACAACTCATCTGCTGTTGTACCTAAATCATCAAACTTTTTCTTAAATATTGTTCCTTTAAATTTATTTGGTTTTGCAGGGTTCATAGAATCTTGTAAAGTTTTTCTTATCCATTCCCCAGCCATTCGAGATCTTAAATCTTCGTAAGGACTTGTAATACCAGCTTTAGAAGATTGTTCGTCTAAAACATTTTTAACACTTTGCAATAACTTTGGATTGTCACCTTTAATTAACCGTTCCATAGTTTTTGCGGGATTTATATCTCTTCCTAGCCTAACGCTAGAAGCTATTTCTTTTACAATTGCATGATTTTCTAAAGCATCAAATTGCTTCATTCCTTCAGCAAAAATTCTTCTAGCATCTTTTAATGAATCAGAAGCATCTAACATGGCCTTTCTTGATCCTGGACCTGCTCCACCTGCGCTAACTTTAAATGCTCCTGAAGAAAGGGACTCTAAATTACTTCTTCCTAGAATATTATCTATTTCATCTATAAATTGACTGGTGAATTTAACAACTCCTTGTTCACCTCCATTCATAAGTCTTATGTCACTTAAACTTTTTCTAGCTTTATAAAGTTGACCAAAAGAAGATTTTGGTCCAAATCCTTGAACAGCTTGCAAAATTTCTTTTTCTAAACTTTGACTTGTTCCACCTACAATGTTCTTATAATTAGGAACCTGTTTTTTTGCTAAAGCAGAAAGTTTGGCTGTTGGTATAATCTGAGCAGTTCCAGCAGAGGTATTTACTAATTTATCTACTTTTGCAAAATTTGCTTCGGCAATATCGTCAAAACTTTTAAACGCTGTTGTTAATGCACTCATAACAGCGTCGTCTATTGCGCCATCTTTTTGTGCAGCCTTACCAACTTGAGTAGCTAAGTCATCCATATGAGCTAAAATTTTTGTTTGTAAATCTTTATGTTCGGTTAAAAGTTTTTTATTGCCATCTCTAGCTGCTTGTTGCAAAACCGAACCAAGTGCATCTACATCATCAATATTTACACCTGAAGAATTTTTAAATTTTTCTATTTGAGCGATTATGGAATCATTATTCTTTTTTAATCTAGGAGAGGTTTTAAATATTTTTTCACTAATTGCTTGTTGTCTTGCAAGCACAGATGGTGCGCCCATAAGATTTAAAGCAGGATCTATACCCAAATCTCTTGATTCTTGAATTATTTTTATTTGTTCATCAGTTAATTTTGGCTTTAATCCTTTTGCTATTGTACCAACACCTTTAAACAATAACTGACCTGCTCCCTCACCAAGACCACTAATAAGAGCTTCTTTTGCAGTTTGTTTTGCTATTTCTCCAGCAGTTTGTGTTGATACACCTGCTATGGATTCTCCAGCTTCTTCAAATAAATTTCCTAACCCACCTCCGGCAAAAGCACCAAGTACAGCTCCAACAACTGGAATTGGTATTGCAATTTGACCCGCAATAGCACCGCTAACAGCGCCACCAACTTCTGGGGCTATTCCAGCTAAATCAGCAATATCATATTTACTAAATCCAGATTCATCAATCATAATGGGTTTATCTGTTTCAACGCCAAACATTTTTGCGCCTGAAGTGGTTAAAGCAATATTACCTCTGTTGTCTAAAGTATAATCTTCTTTACCTAACCCATATTTTTCTAATACTTTTTGTTTTTCATCAAAAGTATCTACAGTTCCTAAAGCCGCTCGAAACCCTGCATCTTGAATACCTGTAGTTGTGTCAAAACCTTCTTGCTCAACACTTTGATTTTTTGGAAATAAGTCTCTAGCATCTACGAGAGCATCTCTTATTTTCATTTCTTCTTGTGTGGTTGGAGTATCACCAGAAATAACGAATTCAACTGGACCAAAATTTGTGTTTACTGAAATAATACCCATACTTTTATTTCCTTATTTAGAAGTAATATCAATTCTAGGAACAGAAGAATTTTCAGGTGTTACATTTGTATAATTTAAAGAAGTTAAAGCTTTTATTCTGTCTTGATTGTCTTCCCATTCTGACTCTAAAGCGTACATATCTGGGTCTTGTAATTGACCAATTAAACCTGAAATTGTTTGTCTTTTTTCTTTAAAAATATCTCTAATTGAACTTATGGCAAGTAAACCTTCTTGAGGGTTTGAAAGTAACTTTGGATTTCCTAATAATTCACGCAACCTTTCAACGTCTTGATTTGAAATTCCGTTACCAGTTTCTTGAGTTAACATTTTTTTGTATTGAGCAATAATTGATTGACCAATAATTTCAATTTCTTGTTCTATTCCCATTTTTTTATCTTTAAAAACGCTTTCAGGATTAGCAATACCAAGTCCAACCGCAACACTTAACATTTTATCTTTTATTAAACTAGTTGTAGGGCTAGATGATGATGATAGTGTGTTTAATAAATCTTGAACTCTTGCTGTGTCTTCTAAAGCTTTATTAACCTTACCCCAAGCAGCTTCTGTTTTAGTAAGCGCTCCAGCAGGATCAAAAAACTTTGCGCCAGTAGCATTTCTTCCTATGTTAATTTTAAGACCATTAACATATTCCATTGCTTTTGAACCTTTTACTTCTGATCCAGCTTTTTTATCTTTTTGAGCATCTATTTGCAATTCTAACATTTTTAAATTAATGTCTTTCTCAAGAGATCTTCTTTCTTTTGCAAGGGCAGCGGCTGCAGACTTACCAGCTTGTATTTGAGATAAAGCGTATTTACCTGCTGCTACTTTTTCAGCTTTAGCTGTAGCTTTAGCTTTAGTAAGTTCTAGAAGTGCTTTCTCTCCAGCCTCTCCAACAGCAGATAGCATCTTACCTACATTAAATCCTTTACCAGCTTTATTCTGCATTAAGCTAAGACCTAAAGCCATAAGAGCCGCACTCTTATCAACCTTGCCACTTGAGTCAAGACCAGTAGCTTCATAGAATTCTTTCTTGTATTTTTCTAAAAGATCTTCTTTTGTTTCTGGCGTTACCGTATCACCCTTAGCCCTACCTGTGTCTAACAGAGCTTCTTCAAAGGTATTAAGATATTCTGTGTCCATCATTTCACCAGGCTTTGGCTTGCCTTCACCTGTAAAGAATTTTTCTTCTTTCACTGGTGCATCACCTCTTCCAGACTTCTCGAATGCTGGAGTTGCGCCAATTATAGCCTCTTGTACCGCTTGAGCATTTGATAATCCCGCAGGACTTGGCATACCCATCATTGCTTCTTCTGTACTCATTTCCTGCTCAACACCACCTTCAAAACCAGCAGTCGGCACTAACGCCATTAATTGCTGATTAAGATCAGAATCATTTATTATTTCTGGAATTTTATAAAATCCTTGACCATAATCCTCACCATAGGATTTTCCTTTTTCATAAAAATCATCAGCCGCCTCTTTAAAATCGGCAGATAATTCTGGAAAATTAAACAAGGCAGAAGTAAAGCCAGCTGCATCCATAAGACCGCCTTGTCCATATTGGCCTAATGCAGCTGCTTGACCAAGAAGAGATTTTGGAGAAATTGTACCAAGACCTTTTCTAATTGGTGCCAGACTTTCTGCTTGCTTTTTCGCGGCATCAATATAATTTGGGTCTTCAGCTGCTTTAAGTAGCTCGTCGTAAGAAAGTGCCATTTAATTACTCCATCTATGCTTGGTTTAGCCCTTGAAGCGTAGTATAAGCTCCAATTCCAGCTAAAAACGGATTCGTTTGAGCAACTGGAGATGTTTGATATTGATTGTACATACTAGCAGAAGGTGTGCCAGATAGCGCACTGTAAGCATAATTGTAAGGCATTAGAGCTTGTTGTGTGTTTCTCATGCCCTCTTGTCTACCAATATCTATTCCTTGCTGTCTGTAATCTCTTCTACCCATTCCCAGTGAACCCATCATAGCAATATCTGCTGGTGCAAGTTTTGAGTACGCAGTGCCAATATTAGCGCCTGTAGCAGCAAGATTACCGTATCTACCACCCATTTCACCCTGGGCAGAGCCAACAGCGCCTAGAGTCTGTCCTAGACCGCCATATAAGCGCCCTGCTTCCAAGTTACGCTTCTTTTCATCTTCAGCTGCTTTAGCCTGTGCCTGTGCGCTAGAAAGCCCCATAGATCTGTACATATCAGCCGCTTGTTGCAATCTTTTTTGACCGCTTTCAAACGCCATTTGTCGAGCTTTATTTTCTGCATCAGTTATACCAGCTCCAAGTTGTCCTGCCGATAGATCTCTTTTCCTTGCGCCTTCAAATGCTGAAGTTTCAAGCCTAGCACCTTCTGCGCCTAACTTACCAGTTAGTCCTGCCGCTTCTAATGCTCTTCTTCTTGATGCTTCGTCTGCTGACATTGCTGCTGATAAAGATTGTGAATAACCACTTGATAACAAGTCAGCTATAGTTTTATTTTTTGCATCTTGAATATTTTTAGCGGTTTCTGCAGCTTGAACGCCTGTTCGAGAACCACCAAACGCTCCAGCGCCAATAGCACTAGCATTCATTTTGTTCAGGGCTTGCTCACCTTGCTTATTGATCTCCTTCATAGCTTGATCAATAACCTGTTGTTTATAAGGGTCCATGAAAGATGTGACTGCTTGAGATGGATCAAACTTACCAAGACCTTGTTTTGCTGTTTCTAAAGAAGGGTCAATCCTTCTGTCATATGTTTTTCTAGCGGCAAAATCACCTTGACCGCTTTGAATCGCTCTTATTGCATCCTCATAAGAATCTACAGGAGGTTTATATGTTTCAGAACCTAAATCAGCTCTTAATTTTGCACCGCCAAGTTCAGTATCATACATTCCTTTAGCACCAACAGCACCTGTTCCGCTGTCAAGATATCTTTGAGCATCCGGGAAATAAGTTTTTGCCTGGCTTAATGTGTCTAGTCCAGCTGTAATACCAGATCCAGCTTCTTGTAAGTACCTTGGTCTTCCAGATGCGTCTAAGAAATATGGTTGATAGCGATTAACATACGCCTGTCTTTCCTCTGGCGTATCAAACATTCCATAAGCTGCTTGCTCAAGTGGATCTAATGCTGCTTGCTTGTATTCTGGTATGGTAAATAAGTCAGGATACTGAGAAGCATCTATCAAACCGCCAGTGTAGGTTACGTTACCTTCGTCATCTGTACTAGGTCTACCAAATATTTGATCTAATAAGAGCTGTTCACGTTGTTCAATGTATTCTGGACGACGATTTGTTGTTTGGACTGTAGTTGTTTCAGCCATTATGCAATTCCTTCCAGATTATCTTGTAGAGCATACGCTCTTTCTATACCTTTTTTCTGATTGCCGCCACCTAATCCTTTTATAGCGTCTTGAGTTAAAACAAACTCTCCTGCCATAAGCATAGCAGGTACATCATCTTTAGTTCCTGATCCTTCACTTGGCATTATTCCGCCAGTTCTTCTTGGAAAGTATTCTGGAACTGGGCCACCTTTTTCCGCTCTCATCATAGGAGCTGAAACTCTTACATTACCATGACCAAATGGTCTGTTAGCTTCTGCCCCCATTGCGTCTGTTTCTTCTTTATCAAACATAGATAGACCTTGAGCGCCAAGGCCAAACAATAATGCTTCTCCAGCAGGAGTGTTTAAAATATTACCTAAAACATTACCTTCTTTTCCAATACTTGGAAATATTTTAGAAAGAATACTTCCAGCGCCCATTAAATCATCTCTAAATTTAATGTCGCCCCCTGTCTTGGCTGCAGTTTTAGCAATCTCAGAAAGACCTTTTTGCCCTCTATCTTCTGCTAAATAACCTCCATAAGGTTGTTTTGCACTAGCGCCAATAATACCAGAAGTTATGTCATCTGTGCCTAAGCCAAATGAATCTGCCAAAGAACCACCACCTAAAGTATTTATACCACCACCTAAAATACCACTGAGCAAAGTACCTCGAAGAGTTGGTTTTTGACCTGATATTAAACTACCAGCAATATTAGTAAGAGCGGCTTGACCCGCAGCACTTCCTAAAATTGGCTTAATAAAGCTAAGTAATTCAGTAAAGAAAAACTCTGGCTGACCAGTCATTGGATTTATACTGTTATCTGAACTGCCAACTTTATATCTTTTAGGATTTCCACCCATGTCCATGATAGCAGCATTAATCCCAGCATTTAACTCAGGACGATTATTAAGAACCTGCCGTGGAACTACCATTTCGCCTGGAGAAACGTGCGCTAACTGCGTATCTCCGTTTCTTCCCATAGCTGCCATATTTTGCATCATATCAATCTCATTAGCTAATTATATACACTTTAACAAAACTTTTACAACATTACTAGCATTATGTGCTAACTGTTACCGAACCAACCGCTCCTGTCGCTTGAAAACCTCTTACATAAGGAGAATACTCTACAGGAACTCTTAAAGCTCCTCCATGATTAAATACACCTCCATCTTCCAAACCAGAGTCATCAGTTTGAAGGGCTGTAAATACAGTAAAGGTGTTTCTGCCCTCTCCAGCATTTTGAATTTGGCTTAGGTATGTAGAGTAAGTCCTTATAATTTCATCAAAATATTGTCTTTGATACTGTTCTGGAGCTATTGGAAAATATGGTAAATTTAAATTTCTTGACATTAACGCCTCCCATCAAGTCGCATATCGACTCTTGGCGTACCTAACCTCCACGTCACCCCTTCATCGTCACTTTCTATTCTAAAAGCAAATGATCTTCCCCTAAGTCTTAAATATATTTGATCAGTAAATTGCTCTACTGGCACTGTTGCGCTTTGAGAAACAGAGTTTGCATTGTTTTGCAAATAGTTACCGCCTGGGAAGTTTCTTGTTTTTAAAGTAACTGTAGCTGCAGGAGTTGCAGCCGTAGAGTTTCTAAACGTTAAATCTGGTATTAATTTTTTCATAAAGACAAAACGATCACCATCTCCCATATCTATCTGACTGCTTTCTATGTAAGCGCTAATAGCGCTACTAGGAGAGCTACTACCGTCATCAAAGCCAACTTCATGCGAATATAAGAAATGATCCGTTCCAGCGGCGATAGGATCGCTCTCAACGCCCCTGTCTAACCATACTGTCCTAGATAACGTTCCGTAGTACCAAATTTGTTGTTGGTAGTTATAAACAACGTAACGATCACATTCAGAGCTACTTGCAGATGGATAGAGCCACATTATCTCTGCAAATGCTGTATTTGTAGATGCGGTAACTTTTTCTAACTGACCATTGTTGATATCGTTAAATACATAATCTCTTACAGAACAAGGTAATCTCTGAACAGAACCGCTATATACATAAAACTCTTCTGCACCCATCCAGTAAACACTATCTTCAACAGCTATTGACGCTAGTGGCCCAGCTATTGTTATGTTTTCAGATATAGAATTAATGCCAAAAGTAAATGGTGGTCCTAAATATTGCATCGCGTGTAAAGAAACATCAGTAAAAACAAGGACTTGTTGTCTAGTTTCGACAGCAGTTACAATTTTTGATCCAGAACCAATTCTTAAGTCACCCGCAGTATTTGTAACAAGAGAGTTCCAAACAAGAACATTTTCTTGATCTGAGAATCTAATTAACAATGGATCTTGCACGCCAGCATTTGTTTCGCTGTCACATCCAAAAGCAATAACGTGCCTATCTTTATCAGAAACTAATATTTGTTTTGCGATAGTCGGTGCTGAAACTGAATTAGTAAGGTCGCTTATTGCAACGGCTCTTGTAGAAGTGCCATTTGTTTTGTCCCAATAGAAAATACCAGCATCTCGAACATTAATAATTAAATCTTCACCAAAGTTATCATGGCTCCAAATTCTTAAAGTAGAACCAGATACAATTAAAGAAGCAGCAGAGTTCCAGGTTCCGCGACCCCAAGTCCCCGCACTCCAACCTGTTCCAGTTATAGTTGTATCAAGACCAGTGTTAATTTGATAAGCAGCAACGACAGAACTACCTCCATTACTACTATCACTTGTGTTTGAAAATACATATGTAGGCTCTAATCCATTTGTTGTGGTAATATCACCAATAGTTTCTACTTCCCTTACTTCAACTTGATATGTGTTATCATTTACAATATCTGTAATTTGGTATTCTTGGTTTAAAACAGCTGCTGTTACTAATCCACCCAAACTTGCAGCACCTGAAAACGTAACAAAATCATTTACTAAAGCGCCATGACCAGTTTCACTAACTGTTATAGTTGCACAACCAACAGACGCACCAGAACTATGCGACGCTGCTGCAGTGTTGTTTAAGCCTCTTACACAGCCAATTAAATCATTACTTGACACGGCTGCGTAAGTTATAATCTCATCATCTATTTTAATTCTACCAGAAGCTGGAAAGCCTGTAGAGCTTGTTAATGGAATAACAATATCCACCGCCGTAATTGAAGCACTTAAAGTATTTGCCTTGGTAGCAAAAGTAGCGTCACCAGCAGATGTCGTTAATCTTACAGGAGTTATGTCGTAATAAGCGCCACCTTCGTTAATATAATACTTTAAATGAGTACCTACACCTAAATACGAACTACCATCTAAAGCAACCCAAGGATGTAATGCTCTACAAGTTCCTAAAAAATTTGTAGTTGTATTTTTTATCCATCCACCAATTTTTTCAGGAAAACCAAATCTAAACCTAACTTTATCCATGTCAAACCAACCGCCCTCATTAGAATAAGAGGTGGTTTCACGGTTTATACCGGGTTTAAACTGGAGTTTGGTCAATGGCATACGTTTCTCCTAGTAATGTTTTACACTAAAAAATTAATTTAACAAGTTTAAAGCCTGTTCTTTTGTCTCATCATTTCTTCTAATCCAACCACGACCAAACGTATCAAACGTACTTAAAGATCTGTAAAAACCATCTCTCATGTGGTGCATTTGTTCTATTATTTTTGCTGGCTCTACTTCCAACACAGCCTGTAGTGTCATTGGGCCTATACCACCATCTTGCTCTACACCCGCAATACGTTGCAATGCTTTAGCTGATCTACTTGTCCCGCTATTCACACCCCAATCAAATACAGACCAGTCAACACCAGAAGGAAGGTCATCCGCCCGAATACGATCCCAATAGTTCTCTCTATATATAGGATACACATCATCGTGAGTAAGACCCTCCATCTCACCGTCCATTACTTGCCGACCAGCATACTGTTCGTAAACTGCGCGTGTAACTCCATGATTTGTCTCGCCGCCGGGATCATTAGGGTGATTAACATAGCCCCCTTCGTGTTCTAACAGCCAACCCATGCACTGTTCAAAATTTTGTTTCATTTTGCATTCTTTCTTAATTTAGCAAATTGGCGTGATCCAAACCAAAAACTTATTATGCTTGTGAACAATAAATTCGTGTCGTCATTCCAAATTTCCTGTGCTGCTTCGTTAAAACTAACGCCTGTACTCATAGAATAAAATAAGCCACTAATTTTTACAGTCAGAAACAAACCCACAAATAAATATGTTACAACTGGTCGTACCGATCCTGACAATGCTGCCGCAAAGCCAGACTTGGCGTTTGCTGCCGCCATGCTCTTATATATGCCCTCTGCCTCTGCAATATCTGCTTTGGCATCTAACTCATCTAATTTAAGGGAAGATAGCTGTGCTGCGTACTTACCTTTAGCTTCGAGCATTTTTAGCTCTTGAGCATCTTTCTGTTTTTGTTGAAATAAATCAAGGATACTGGGAATGATAGAAGTACCAAATCCTAGTGCTGCTCCTAGCAATGATAACATATTATCCTCCTATTTTAATTTAGTCTTAGAAATAGCCGTAGCACCCATAAAACCAACAACTACGCCTAACTGAGCAACGATAAATGTGTTTAAAAACCCTGAAGCAGTCGCAACTCTTTCAACAGCTACCACAGGTGTTAACAAAACAACGACAGCTACAATCGTTACAACCATTGCAATCCACGCCATAATACGTTGCGTGTCAGCCAACTTGTCTTCATTCTCCAGGCGTATCCAACGCTCGTGGCGATCCATCTCATCATCGGTTATAACACCGTCGCCATCGGCATCTGCCATAGCATATTTGCTATTTTCTTGTAATTTTTTAGCCATTTTTTCTCCTAATCTTAAAATGCTCAATTAGACAACGGGTTGTCAAGAGCTTCCTGTAATCTTTCGTTTAACTGTTCTTCAAGTTTACGCATATCTTCTTCTATTCTGTTTTCTATATCACGCATTGTATCACGAACATCCTTTTCTGTCTCCCTATTTAACGTTTCAACCTCTCTTATTGCGGCTGTCACGTCTTTTTGCACCTCGTTCATTTGATTAAGAACGTCTTCTAATACCAAGTCTATAGAGCTTTGCGTTGTTTTTATGCGCTCTGAAGATGTCTCAATCTTTTTTTCCAGCTTATCAATGTAGCCTTCTAGTTTAAGCAAATCATCTCGAAGATTGTTTTTAATGTCTCTGGTGTAAACAATAGCGTCATCTAGTTTTGTTAAAACCAATTCATTCTCAGCTTTAATTGCATCAATATCTATTTCTTGCACGACTTCGCGCAAGTCAAGATAATCAAAGTAAAACTCATAGCCAACATAGGCTGAACCAGCCAAGGTACTTAATACTGTGACTGCAATACCGATTTTGCCAAAGCCAGAAAACTTTACACCGCCTACCTCCATCTCTGCCATAATCTTCTCCTAATTCTCAAATGATAAGTCATTACCCAACTCACGTAACCTATCAATCTCTTGTTGTAACTTCATTACTTCTAAATGTTTTTTCTTTAATTCAATCTCATACAGTCTATTACAGTCTAAACGAGAGCCTTTATTT